GAAATCGCTATGAAGCATATGGCAAATCGTGAAAAGCTATTGCGCGAAGGTGTTGTAGATCAGAATCAATATGACATACTAATGGGAGAACCAGACTAATGGCATGGGTTAATATAACAAAAAAACCTGGATGGCAATACGATAACGCACCAGCAGATCCTGGTGCTGCATTGCCACAGCAAAGAAAACTATGGGCAAAATCGTCTAATGGTATTCGTACAACAGGCGGTACATCAATATATGTAAAAGTAAAGAAAACTACTGATGCATCAACAAAAAATCGTGGTGAACTAAACAAATCTTATATTGATGCACAATTTTAGTGTACATTTCAAAAGGAACGTGGTATAATATACCAGTATGACATTCAGGGAAACAAGATGATATCGTTTAAAGAAACATTAACCGAGCAAAAGAATACTCATATGACTCACATTGAGGACAAAGTTCTCTATGGAGGAGTGAAAGGTACTCGGGATGCAATTAATGCACTGCGTTCTTTACGTGATATGTTGAAAGGTGAACATGATGGTAACGTATCTGTTAAGTGGGATGGTGCCCCTGCTATTTTTGCTGGTACTGATCCTACGGACGGAGTATTCTTCGTTGCGAAAAAAGGGATCTTCAATAAAAACCCCAAAGTTTATAAGACCGCTGCTGATGTTGATAGTGACACTAGTGGCGACCTTGCTGTTAAGCTTAAGTCTGCTTTACGTGAATTGCCCAAACTTGGACTTAAAGGAATCGTCCAAGGTGACTTCTTGTTTGGCCCTGGTGATGTAAAGAAAGAAACGATTAAAGGAGATAAATATGTCACGTTTCATCCAAACACCTTGGTTTATGCTGTTCCTGCTGATAGTAATGCTGCTCGTGATATCACACGCGCTACCATTGGGATCGTCTGGCACACATCATATAGTGGATCTAGTTTCGATTCCCTTAGAGCCAGTTACGGTGTCAACGTTGCCGGATTAAAGAAATCAAAGTCAGTTTGGTCACAAGATGCTATGCTTCGTGACCTAACAAGCCTAACATTATCAAAGAAAGAAACACAAGAGGTAACTCAATATCTTTCTGATGCCGGTAAAATATTCAATCAAATATCAGGCAGTACACTGCGACAGCTAGAAGGTGATCAAAAACTAGCACAGTTAATCGAACAATTTAATAATAAATATGTACGAAAAGGACAGATTGTCACTAATACTAAGAAACATACTGATATGTTGATTCGTTGGATTGGATTAAAATATGGTAAAGAAGAAGCAAAACGTAAATCTGAGAAAGGTAAACAATCTCAGAGAGATGCTAAGGCAGCAATACTGTCGTTCTTTACTGCAAGAAATAAACAAAACTTAATTAAAATGTTTGAACTGCAAAAACTTTTGGTTCTTGCGAAATTAAAACTTATAAATAAGCTTAATAGTCTTCAGAAAGTTAAGACATTTGTAAAAACTAGAAATGGATTCAAGGTAACAGGTGCCGAAGGCTTTGTTGCTATTGATAAACTTGGTGGTGATGCAGTGAAACTGGTTGATCGTATGGAATTCTCATACAACAACTTTTCACCCAATATATTAAAAGGATGGGATAAACCGGGACGGAATTAAATGTTAGGATTTAAAGAACATACATTAGGCGAAGCGTTGAGCGTCGCAGCTCGTCGTAAGAAAGCCGTAGCAATGCGCAAGAATAAAGCACGTCTTGCCATTGGTAGAAAAAAGATGAAGATGAGGATCGCAGATAAGAAGCGTCTCGAGAAGAGAGCAATGCGACAAACTCGAAATAAATTTGCGAAAAAAATGACAAAGGGCATTAGCAAGTCCGATCTTACTCCCGCCAGAAAGAAAGAGATAGAAACTCGTCTTAATAAGCCAGCTTTAAAAGCTCGCATTAAGAAGATTGCTATGCGTACAGTTAAAGATGTGCGTAAGCAAGAGTTAAAAAGAAAACGCGGAAAGAGATAAATGTCAATAAATAGTTTTTCTCAATTTTTAGTTGAGGAGGAGAAAACAGTTTATTTTACCTTTGGTAGAATGAATCCTCCAACTATAGGTCATGGTAAATTGTTAGATAAACTTGCGTCTACAGCAGGACGCAATCCTTACCGTGTATTCTTGTCATTATCAAATGATAAGAAAAACCCAATTCCATACAATTCAAAAATCAAATATGTGCGCAAAATGTTTCCAAAGCATGCTCGTCAGGTAATGATGAACAAGAAAGTGGTTACACCTTTTGCAGCACTATCTGCTTTATATGATGAAGGATATCGCAACTGTGTAATGGTTGCAGGTTCTGATCGTGTGAATGAGTATGATAAAAGATTAAACATGTACAACGGCAAGAAAGGCCGTCATGGATTTTATAATTTTAAAGGTGGAATTAAAATAGTATCAGCAGGACAAAGAGATCCTGATGCGGAAGGAGCTGAAGGTGCATCAGGCACTAAGCAACGTAAGTACGCAGCTGATAATGACTTTGCAAAATTTGCACAAGGTTTGCCTAATGCAATGTCAAATAATGATGCTAAGAAATTATTCAATGACGTCCGCAAAGGCCTTGGACTCAAAGAAACAAAAGAATTTAAGAACATGGTACAATTTGACTCAGTCTCTCCAGAGCGTGAAGCTTATGTAGAGGGACAACTATTTAGTGAGGGTGATGAGGTTATTATAAAAGATACGAACGAAGTTGGTACCATAATCGTATGTGGTACCAACTATGTAATCGTTGAAGCAAATGGAAACAAGACACGTCAATGGTTAAATGCTGTTGAGAAGGTTTACGACGACGGAACTCCAGCTGCTGTAAAGCATGCTAAGAAGACGTTTGCTCCTAAGGAAGCTAGTAATCCTGCATATCATAGAGGATTATCAAAGTCGACAAAAGATAAGCGTAAAGCACAATTTGCAAGACAAGCAAAGATGTCTGATGATAATCCTAAAGCATATAAACCTGCACCCGGAGATAAAACAGCTAAAACTAAACCTAGTAAACACACAAAGAAATTTAAACAGATGTTTGGAGACGATGATGATTAAGTTTAACCAATACATTACAGAAAGCGAAGGCTTAAAAAATAAAGCCGAGAAATCTGGAATGCCATTAAGTATTCTACGACAAGTATACAATCGTGGAATGGCTGCGTGGAAAACAGGCCATAGACCTGGGACAACACCTCAACAATGGGCAATGGCACGGGTTAATTCATTCACGACTAAATCATCTGGAACATGGGGTGGAGCAGATAAAGACCTCGCAGCAAAAGTAAGGGGAAGCTGATGGCATATAAAGTAGGAGATAAAGTCACTGTTAAAAGAGGACCACACGCAGGTCAACCACATGAAATTATTCATGTGCATAAAGATGGTTCTGTAAATGTAAAACCTCATAAGATGATGCCTCATCAAATCAAATATCGTATGGGTGCTGCGAAGGCAAAACCAAATGAAATTAAAAAGATGAATGAAATCGCAATGTCTAAACGAAATACAGCTCTTATTAATAAAATTAAAAATAGTGGTGTTGTAAAAACTGGATCTATGTCTAAGGATGGAGAACCGGTAAGGAAAGAAAATAAGTACCTCAAAATGGTTGGTACTAAGGCAAGAGTTGTACATCCAGTCACAAAGGTAGTTAAGAAAGTAGATAAGAAAGATCTGCGTAAACACGTTCAGCAAGGATGGATACATCAAGCTCCTCGGAAGAATCAATTAAGAAAAGAAGAAGTACAAATTGATGAGATCGCACGTTCTATGACTCCTATGCGTGATAAGTTTGGAAAGTCTAAAGCTGAAAAAGAGGCTGAAGCTAGAAAGAAAAAGGCACAAGCGGTTAAACCAGTACAACCTAAAAAGGAAGCTACTATTCCTCAAGGCCAAACTGCAATGACTAAACGTCCTGAGCCTACTGATAAAGATAAAAAGACCATCAATAAGATTCAAGCTCTTATGAAGAAACAAAAAGTAAAACGTTTGCGTGATTGGATGGAGAAGTAATATGCCACGTAAGTCCATGAATAAAAGACAAATAGATAAACTTGATTCTGCAATCAAGCAACTTGGCCGTAAAGGAGTCAAGGGCAAAGATATGGAATCTGCAATCAAGCAAATTATGAAAGACATGGGCATTAAAGAATCTAACCTTGATGAATTATCTTTAAGTATGAAACATATTACAAAGTCTGGTATTAGTCCGGCTGTTACAAAAGATAAGAAAAAGATTGGGTTAGATTTAAAAGCTTTACGTAAAAAATTAGATACAAAAAAAGAAGATGCTAAGAAGCCAGTGCGTATAGTTCGATCTAAGAAATCAACTGCTAAATTACATCGTATTTCTAGACAGGATAATAAATTAATTCGCAAAGAAGAAGTAGAGCAAATTGATGAAGCATTACCTATAGCTGTTGCACCTATAGCTGTTAATGTTGCTAGAGCGGTAGGCACAAAGGTTGTTAAGAATGTTCTAAAAAAACAGATTAAGAAACGTGCAAAGAAAGCTGCACGAAGAGGTGCGCTAGCATCAAAACTTATGAATAGAAGTAGTAATAAATCAAGTGGTAGTTCAGTAACAGGTACAAATCGAAGATCATCATCAGGAGGATCTAAAGCACGTGCCGGCAATATTGCTACTGATACTGCAAGAGATAGATCAAAAGATCGTAGAGATGAATTAGATAAAGAACGCTTACGTAGACAAAAAGAACGTGAGAGAAGACAAAAAATGGC